TAAATAAATCAAAGAGGTGAATTTTATGAAAATTAATAAGACAGATAAAAAATACACTCCGCTAGAAATAACTTTAATAATACTGTTTGGTATTATCGTATCTATTCCATCGCTATTTCTCTCGTTTATATTTCTATCATTCATGTTTGCTATAAATCCTGTAATTACGGTTATAGCTCTAATTATCGTTCTATTTAAATTTTTATCGATTTTCATTGGGGGAAATGACTAGTCCCCTTTTTTTTATTCGCTCTCTTCTTCCTGTCTCATCTTTTCTTCCTCAATCAGTTTATTAGCCCTAGCTATCCAGTAATCCAGCTCATCAAATGTGCATTTCATAAGCGTTTCATAACTGATGTTCATTTTAAAATAGTTAAGTCCTCCTAACAAATCTGTAATTAAGTCAAGAAAATCATCTATTATTCCTCTGCTGTTGGAGTTTCCTCCTCTGGAGTTCCCCAACCTTTTACTAAAAAATTTTTAGTCCGATTTACTACTTTCAAGAAGTCTTCAGCACCTAAAATTAATAGATGTCCATATTTAACCCCTGATGCCTTTTCAGCCACTGTTAATGCCCAAGCATCATCAAAATCTTTAAAGTTTTCAGCATTTGATTTCATTCTAGCTTTATAATTTTTAGAACATTCCATTAAATCTGCTCCGTTTAAATCCTCCAGTTTTAAATCTATTTCTTTATATTTTTTGCTTCCTAATTCGTACTCTTTTGTTAATTTTATAATCATTCTTTTTCTCCTTCTTAAATATGTCCTAACAATGTTCTGACAATATTATTGTAATCACCATTTACGCTAGCGATTCCGTTCAACACATCTATGTTAATAATTGTTTTACCATTTATCGTTAATTTATAATAAGTCAAACTCATATCAAATGAGCCTTCAAATTTTTTACCATTCTGAACTTTTGGTCCATCAAATTTCGTAATAAAACCTTTCATTGTAGCGTCTACTCCAGTTATTTTCGGAGAGTGCGTCATTCTATTTAATTCTTGCAACGCTCCAAGGCATTCAACTTGAATAGAATCGCTATTATTAAAGTTCAGCAATGTATCGTTCATGCTGTCCATTTTTATTTTTACAGACATTTTTTTATAGTGCCCAATTAACGGAGCTTCAAATTCCGCTGCCATTCCAAGCTGCTCTGTTGTTACCGTTGCATATTCAATGTTCGGAAGTTCAACTTCCCCGACACCTTCAAGATTGTTTGTTCCATTTATGTATAAATCGGCATCCACAATCGCTAAAGGTAATTTTGTCTTTGCCATTTCCTAATTCCTCCTATTTTCCTAAACTGTTTGCAAACTCTGTTAATGCGTCCACATCATATTTTTTCTTAAATGTTGCCGATTTCATACCAGGAATTACCCCTAATTTAATAATCCAAGTAATATCACCGTTCATAACATTAATAGCATCGTTATCTTCACTTGATAAAGCCGCACTTGCACTTAATAAATCATTTCTGGCTACAATGGCATTCAATCTAATATTCATTGATTTTGTTACTGTTTCAGCTAATTTTTTAGAAAATTTCTTATCCACTTTATCAAAATAACTTATGACCAATTCATTTCCCACATATTTAAGCATTCTACGAGTGTTTATAAATTTATCCTTTGGATCTGTCGCCATTGGATTAAGTGCAGTTTCAGACCCCCAGCAACGCCAGCCTTTAAAATTAATAGCTGTAACTACTCCATTTTTATTTAAAAAATTAGCTTGTTGCTCTTTATCTAAAATTATTTCTTCAAGATTTCCGCTTGAATTTTTCCAATACAAGCTGTCACATTTATACGAATAATTAGACGGAGTTTGTGATGGAACTCCACTATTTTCATTATCTACTGATAACGACAAAGCAGCATACTGAATAGACTGAATATATTTTTTACCAGCCAATCCCAATGTTCCATACAGCACAATTTGGTCATTTCCGTTAATGTTATTATCATCTTTCCACTTCGGAATTTGGTCATAAGGCTTGTCAATTGGCGCATTGATTAATGCAATTGCTTCAAACATGTTCCCATTTATATTTTTAGCTTTTGTCTGCATAATTGCGGCAACTTCACTATCGCTTGAAAAATCAGGAACATCAATGAATGCTGGCAATTCTGAATATTTCAAGTAAACTTCATCTAATAGCTCTAATCCAGTTCTTTTCATTGTTGAAATATCATATCCGCCTAAAGCCTGTGCTTTCGTTACTTTTGACAAGTCAATTTCTTCATATTCAATATCAATTTTAGTCCCATTCGATGGTTTAGCATATATTTCGAGCCCTTCATCCGTCCACATCGTTACAGCATCTGAAATAACTTGTGATGTTACATTTTCTTTAACTACTAATGTATCTGTTATCAATTTGTGATTCGGAATAACAACTTTACCATTTGTTAAGCTCAAATCGTTTTCAGTTTTTTTAGCTGTTTTATGTTTTTCAATATCTAGGATATTTACAACATAAAGTGGTGCTACTTTATATAACTCAAAAAATACTTTTACTGCCTGCGAAATACTGAAGTCTAAATCATAAGTATCTCCAAAGTACTGAATAGCTTCTTTATAAGTTCCTAACCTTACAATTTCATTCACTTTTCTGTTTTCTTTTTTAACTTTATTCATCGGTGCAGTCCCTACAATAAAATGCCCATAATCAAGCACTATCGGCAGTGAAATGTCGCTCGATGTCTCAGTTTGATAAGTTCCGTGTTTATACCCCATTATTCAGCCTCCTCTCTAATCTGATCTTTAATTTGCTGTGTCACTGTTTCAAGCAATTTTTCGTTTTGCAGTGCTTCACTAGCTTGATTAATATCTACCAAGGTTCTTTTCAAAAGCGGATATTTCTCAAATTTTTCTTCAATTACTTCATTGCTGTAGTAAATAACACCTTTTGTAAATCTAATATCTTTAAATTCCAGCGTATCTCCCAAATAAATATATTGCTTTTTATCTTCCATTATTCCTCCTTCAAAATTTCAGGCTCGACAGGATAATCCCATACTGTGAATGTGATTCTTGAAAATATAAAATCCCCAAACTCGTCGCTATATAAATCACACTTAAATTCTTTATCTTCCCGTATCGCCCAACCTCTTTCATCATAAATTTTAGTTAAAAGTTTGCTTCTAATTTCTTCACCTTTGTAAAGATTATCAATATAATCTTCGTTTTTAGTACCAACTATTATTTCAAAAGTAGCGTCACAGTCATAACTGCCCATTCCTTCCGTAACTTGTCTTGAACTCAAAGCTCTTAATGTCACGCAAGGAAAAAACGGCTTCTTCTGTCCTGTATTTTTGTCAATTTCGCCGTATCTCCTAACTGGTAATGCCCCACGGAATATCTGATAATCAGTGTCTTTAAATTCTTCACACAAAAAGTCATACAAACTTTTTTCAATTACTTTAATACTCATAAACTACATTGACAAGAGCCTGTTTAGCTCATGTTCAAACCTTTCATTTAATTTTTGAGACATAAATTCATCGAGATCAGGTAACCACGTTGTAGGTCCTAACATTTGCGGAGCAGACGGTCCATATTTTCTCTTAATCGGTAGCCGTCCACTTCCTTCCCTTTCAAATGCTCCTAAATGTCCATCATTGTAGGCTATAAATGTTCTGTCATTTAGCATTATTCCATTTCCATTTTTTACTGTTGCCGTTACCGATGTTCTCCCAGTTCTCGTGCTTGGATTCAATTGGAAATGGTCTAATCCCAAATAACTTCCATTGGAATTGATTTCAGCCATCAGCTTACCAGGATTAGCCCTTTTCATAGTCAATCCGCTTAATAAATCCCCATATTTAACCGTATAGGTCTTAGTTGCATTCCTAACCATACGAGTCTTACTCATAGTTGAAACTCTATTCAAAGCATTTGCCAAAGCTCTTGGAGCTTGCTCTGGAAACTCAATAAACTTATTCTCTATATCGTTAAGAATGCTTTCATTAAATTCAATCGTAAACATCTAAATCAACTCCTAATAATCCGTGTATCTATACAAATCAAGTTCATACATACCAAAGTCCTCTTTACAGTTTGCAACTATCCATTCTTTATCATCAAAATCTATTCTCATATTTCCTTCAGGCTTATATTTCAAATATTTTTTATCAATAAATACTGTAATTCCTTCCTTGTAAAATCCACTTTCTATTGTTAATTTCCCACTAATTTCCTTTTCCTGAAAACTGTCCTCGTCCGTCACGCAAATAACATCAGCGCCATTTAAATTATGCGTTTCTCCAAACTCTTCCGAATTTAAAAATGTGTTTTGTATATCATTTTCTAAAGTATCTTTAAAATTCATAGTTTTTACCTACTTTTTCTTATTTTTATCTGATTTAGATTCAGAATCTGACACTCCTGTTTCTTCTGGAATGTCATTTGTGTCTGCTTTTTTACTGTCTTTTTTCTCTATCAGTCCTCTGTTGATACAATTTTCAATCACATCTTTTTCCAGTATTTGAACTTCTTCGCCGATATTTTGTATTTTTCCGTCATAAATAAACGATTCTTTAACTATATACACTGCCATCAACCATCACCTACTTAACTTTTAGAACTTTCAATGATTTTGTGTTCAAAGGAATTGTTACTGGTTTTGACATTGTACGGATTGTAATAGTATCATTTTCTTCCTTTGTGTAGGTTCTAGGGATTAAATCCCCTTCCAAAAGTCCATCTTTAATTGTACTTACAGCTCCAAATTTTACTAAGTTACCTTTCGGTGCAAATAAAGCTGTGTAATCTGGAATAATTGCTTTTGTTTTAGTTTGCTTTGTAGATTTATCCACATAATCGTAATATTCTTGATATTCAAAAACATCAATTCCTAATCCAGTCAATGTACCAATATAACTTGCACCATTTACACCCTCAACTTCAGGTCTTATATCCCCAAAATAAGCATTTCTAAGGTTCATCATATTTTGTACAGCTTTATTGTTAATAAATAATTCTGCAGCCAATGGGTCAAGAATTATGGCTTCTGGTCTAGTTCCTCCAGCTTTATTAATTTCGCTTAATACAGCCTTTATATCTTTAATTGGGTCAGAATTAGTGTTGTCCCAAGTTGAAGCAACGGTTGTATGATGTTCCGTAGAAGAGTTGTCATAATATTTGATTGTATCTGATACTCCTTCTCCATCAATTGTTGTTTGTAATTTATATAATGTTTCAGCTGCCATTGCTTCCCAACGTCTTGCAATCTGTTCACTTTGTTCCTGCAAAGTTTCAGCAATTTTTTTCTGCCTTTTTGTATCAGGATCACTTTGTGAAAACGGATTTTCTCCTGGCAATCTTTCAAAAGTTAGCTCATCTGCATGAAATGTCTTTTTAGGAGCCACTGCATAAGGTTTGAATGTTCTTCCTGAAAATGTATCTTTTGGCATTTCCTCTCCGTCAACATATCTATCAACAAATGGAGCCATCAATCTTCTACCATTTTTAAATTCAATAGTTACTGTTTCAGTATCCAAATTTTCCCTATTTGCAAAAAACGTATCAAATAAAAATGTTCTCGGTCTCGGCATTGCCTCTGTTACTAAAAATAATGTTCTTAAACTCAAATCTAAATTCATGCTCATTGTTATTCCTTACCTCCTAATGTTCTTAAATATATATTTCTGTCGCTGCATAACTCTATAACTTTTTTCTCTGTTGCTGTACCAAAGTTTACTTTTTCAATATTAAATTCTCCTTCAGTATAAACAGTTGTTTTTGTTGGAGCTCCAGTTGCATCGGCAGCTCTTGTAACAATTCCGAATACTTTTCCAGTATCAGTTATTATTGCACCATCTTTATCCACAATATCTCCTCTTTTCACAGTTTTTCCGACCTGTAAAACAAGTTCTGCTATAACCAGTTCCTTTTTCCCGACAATCAAATAATCTGACTCATTTGTATAATCATATTTCATATTTATTTACCACCTTTCTTAAAAAATGCTAAAATTTTATTTGCTGCTTTTTGCTCATCATTAACCCCATCATCATTACCTTTCGGCACATTGTTAAGTGGTTTCCCTTCATCTTGTATTCTGTTAAGTTTATTTTGATTTTCCTGTTTCATTAAACTTACAATTTCCAATGCTAAATCTCTAGCATTTTTAGGTTCTTCAAATTTAGCTTTATTAACTACTTCGTGGTTATACCCTAAATCCTCGATTTCCTGTATCCTTGTTCTTTCTTCTTTGATACCAATTTCTTTTCCTTCGTTTATGATTTCAGCATAAATATCAGGATATTGATTTTTAATTTCTTCTCTTGTCATTTTTTCACTTCCTTTTCCATTATTTTTTGTATTTT